TACAAATATACAAATTAATTACAATATATTACAAATCTAAAGCCATTAACATTTACAAGTTGGCAAATTGGAGCTATGTATAAAATTTCAAAGTATTTCATTAGAAGTCTATTAAAGTGTTGTTATTAATTATTCCTTGATTTAAAAATTCTGTATTATCTATTTGTTTTGGAGCTTCAATAGTATTAATCCATGATTCATAACTTGGTGTTCCTTTGTAGTAACGCCCATTAGTTTTATCCCAACTCATTTGAATACAACCAGTTTGTCCCCAATGTTTAAATTTAACCTTTTGAACGTATATTTCTGTTAAACCTGTTTCATAATCACGGTACACTGTAATTCCATTTGCTGTTTTATTATAAAAGTTAGCTGAGCCACTAATTGAGTAAAGGTTTGGTATTTCATATTTGCCTGTTGATTTATCTTTTTGTATTTTAGTAGGGTGTGCTACCAGAAAGCAATGTACTTTATTTTTTTCACAAAAAATGGTTATTTTATCAAGTTGCTCAGAAATATATTTAGTTTCATTATTTGTGTATTGATGGTCAAGTTTATTCCATGCATCAATAACAAATGCTTTTATACCTTTTTTACGTACTAACTGTTTAACTGCAGCTAAAATATTATCTAAAGTAAAGTCATTTTCAGGATTAATAAAAAAGAAATTTTTAGCATGATATTCAATTAAGTTTTTTAAATCAATAGGACTTAATCGGTTGCTACCTTCAAATGGTTTACCTGAAATCTTTTCAGCAAACTTACTAAAGTGTAATTCAAGTGGATGGTTTTCTGGTGAGTATAAAGCTGTTTTCCAATCATGTGAAATGTTTAATCGACAAAGAATAAAGTCAAGGAACTCACTTTTACCATGTCCTGGAATACCTGTAATAGTTGTTAAATACCCTTCTTGAAACTTAATGTGCATATCTACTTCACCAACGCCAATTCCGCATCCTGATGGCAAACCATTGTTATAATATTCATAAATATCACGTTCAATATCTAAGGCGTTAAATACTCCAACAATTGGAAACTCTTTAGCATCTTTTATGGAATCAATAACTGCTTTCATTCCATATTTAATTAAACAATCGTTAGCATCTTTACAGTCTTTAAATACTATTTTACTGCAATTTTCAAAGCCTAAACGCCTTGCTAATTCATTTTGTAAGTTTAAACCAGCTTTGTCATTATCTAAAGCTAATAAAAACTTTGTATTATCTGAAAACGAATCAATACAATTATCTAAGTATTCAAGATTAATTTTACCTAATCCTGCACCATTAGGAACTGAAACAACGTTTTTAAAACCACATTCATAAATAGCTAAAGCGTCCATTTCGCCCTCACAAATTATAATTGTTTCATTATCAATGGTTGCATCAAGATTATAAAAAATTAGTTCGGCATCTTTAAAAAGTTTAAAATCTTTATTTTTACCTCTTGACTTGATATTTATTAGTTCTCCATTCCTAAAATAGTTAAATTGAATTGTTGGTATTTCTGCCCTTGCATTTGGCATCCATTCAACTGCTTCAGTAACTTTTAATTCCAATAAGGTTTTTTCACTAATTAAACGGCTTTTAAAGAACTTTAAACAGTTATCGGTATACTTACTTACTTCAACTATTTTAGGGCGTTTAAATTCAATTTGTGTGTGTTTTGGTTCAAAAGGTTTATTTTCTACTAAAACTATTCCACAATGGTTGCATCGACCTGCAGATTTGTTTAAGTTAAAACTGAAACATTTGTCTGTTTTCTTTTTTCGAGTTGGCGAACATTCAGGACATGTCATTTGATTTTCTCCATTTTTGTGAACGTCGATGGTATACTCTTTTTTATCTGCTAAGTTAATTACTTTGATATCTGCCATTATATTTCGTGTTTTTCTTTATAATATCCTGTTTGTTTTTTTTCAACTAATTCAATATCAGTTAAATTCATTATAACAATACCGTTTGGAGTGTATAATTCATAATCCTTTTTTATGGTATTGTTTACCTCGTCATTCCACCTCTTTTGGTTTAAGTAGGTTGAAGGGTGAGGTTGAAATTGTTTATCTTTAATTGAGCTTAAAAAGTTTGGCAATGTATCAATTATTTTCTGCCTTTCAATATTATTTAATTTTTTCCATTTATTTTCACAATCCTTAGAATTAATTTTTTTATTGTAAAGATTCCAGAAAACATCAAAAGATATATTTATATCATTTTCTTTATTATCTTTTACTTTACTATCCTTTACTATACTATACTCTACTATACTATGCGTATTTATGTCTACATTTTGTGGCTTTGTGTATACATTTTGATTCAATATGTATGCAGATTGAACGCCTAAAGTGTTTAAATGTATACATAATGTATGCAGATTGATACATTCGTTTTTTCTTCTTGAGTAAGCATCTTTAATATTTTCAATAAACTTTTCACTATAAATAATTTTATTTTGTTCCCAAAGTTGTTTATTAAATTCTCCAATATTACATAAATCTGTTATGATTTCAAGTAATAATTTTTCATCTACTTTACATTTTGAACTTAAAAACATTATAGTTTTATATTCTGAAAGATTAAGATAATGATAATTAGTAACTGCTAATTGTCTTAAAATTTTAATCCAAGTAGCGTAACCATCATTACCATATTTATTTTCAATATAAAACATAGCTTCTCCTTCCTTACAAAGAAATGGAAAATAATCGACTGTATTTTGTTGTTGCCTTGCCATTTTATTTATCGTTTAAAATTAATTCTCCACCTTCTAAAATAAATTTATAGGTTCTTTTAAACACAAAAAATAAATGTGTTACTAATAACATTCCAAATATAAATGGAACTACTGATAATCTTTTAATGTATTTCATGATATTTATAAAATAAAAAAACCCATGCCGTTGGAGTTAGGGCTCCTCTGGCAATGGGTTAATAAGTTAGTTAATTATAAATGGTTCCCTAAAACCTTAACTTCAACAAAGATAGTAAATTGTTTTTTAATATCCTAATTTATTTTAAAATAATTTTTGTTGGTTGGTATGGTTGCTTATTCGTTCCATAGCCTTTTCAAAGTATTCTTTGTCAAGTTCACATGCTGTTAAGTCAAAGCCATAATCGTGGCACGCTATTGCTATTGAGCCTGAGCCTAAATGAGTGTCAAGTATTTTGTCGCCTTGCTTAGCGTATTTATCTAATATCCATTTGTAAAGTTTTATAGGTTTCTGTGTTGGATGAAATCTATTTAAATCAGTACTTGTACCTTCGTATAGTCTTGCAACTGCATCAAATGAAGTCCAAGCAAACTCTATTCTGCTAAATGTAGGCATATATTGTTTTTTATCCCAACAAATAATACCACGTGTACTTGGTAAAAATTCTAAATAATAATTAGCTCCCCATATAATTTGATTTTTTGATACTCTAAAAACTTCTTCAAAGTATTTTTTATTAGGTATTTCATTATCCCATTGTGAACTATTTTCATATAATACTGCAAACTTTGTATTTTTATGTTTTCCTCCTCTTTGTGATAATCTTTTACCTAAACCATAAGGTGGGTCTACAATAGCCAAGTCAAAATAGTTATCAGGATACCTTGACATTAAAAGCATATTGTCTTCATTCGTTATTGTTAGCATAATATTATTTTTTAAGTTCTATAAATTCCTCGTTTTTAATTAGCGTGTAAATGAAGTTATGTAAGTTCTCATCCATCTGTTCAACTGCTTTTAAACTTTGATTGTCTAAGTTAGTTTTGATAGTTTTAATAAACATATCTGAAGCTCGGATTAAATCATTAAACTTCTGCTTTTCTAAGTGGCGAAAGCGTCCTAAGAAGTAAGTGTACATTTCTCCTTGAACCATTGCTAATGAACAGAAAACTATTAAAGCCCTTTGAGTCTGTTGTTCGATTTCATTCATAATTTGTATGTTTTATTTAATTTAATATATGATATTGTAGATTTGTGTATTCCATAAATAACTGCTAAATCTTTATGGTATAAATTACTTTCTCTTATTTCAATTGCTTGACTGTATGTTAATTTTCTATTTTTAATTAAACCTAATTCAAAAGCATGATTTACATTTTCCTTAGTAGTAGTCCATTCTAAATTATCAATTCTATTGTCTGTTTTAATAGCATTAATATGATTAACATCTGGTTTATTTTTAGGATTAGGTATAAAATTTATAGCTACTAATCTATGAATTGATAATGTTTTAGAAATGTTATTTTTAAATAATCTAACATTTAAATAGCCTCTAGCATTTTTATTGTTTTTTAAAATACGTTGTTTATTAAATTTTAAACTTTTAACATTACCTAAATTACTAATTTGGTAAAGTCCTTCATAACCTTTGATGTCTTTAAAAATTTCCATAATAAAAAATACCGATTAACTACAAAGGCTTACCCACTCGATACAATTGTATCTATTGGCAATGTAATCAATCGGATTTTTTTTAATGTTTTTCATAGTGAGTAAGCGATACAAATATAATAATAATTTATTTATAATCAAAATAATATTCATAATATAACTTTTAAGTTTTTAGATTCACAATACGCTTTGCTAAAAGCTAATGTTACAAGGTAGTAACCTGTTGATTCATTAAGGCACAATCTCGGCTTAAGAATTGGATTTGTTCTGTTAAACTCCCTAAGAGCTTCATGTAGTTCTTTCATTTGTAGTAGTATTTAATTGATTAATATTTGACAATGTTACAAATAGTTTTTTGAATAAAAAAATTTATTATCAAATATTTATTAAATCGAATGAAATAAAATCATTATTTTTTGTAACTATTTGTTTTTCAACGTGTAAAATATAAATATCTTTATCATTAAAATTATATTTTTTCTGCAAAATATCTATAAACGGCTTTAAAATATTATCAATATCACTTGCTTTATTACTAAATCCAACTACTATATTTAATTGATACGGGCCATTCAATATGTTCAATTTTGGTAATAGTTTGAACATGTTAGTCTCATAGTTTAAATAATCTTTTGTTTTAAATCTGCGACCTTGCCAACACTTATTTGAACTCAAAGGCTTTATAATAATTTTATTCATATATGCAAATATAAATAATAATAGTTATATTTGTTGAAAACTTATAAATTATGGCTATAAATAGATTGTTTTTTGATATTGAAACCTCGCCATGTTTAGGATGGTTTTGGCGTCCTGGTTACCAAACAAACCTCAACTACGGGAACGTTATAGAGGATGCAAAAATAATCTGCATTTGTTATAAATGGAATTATAGTGATAAAATTTATTATTTAAAGTGGGATAAAAAACAGAATGATCGTGAAATGCTTATTAAGTTTGTTAAGATTATGCACCAAGCAGACGAAATAGTTGGACATAATTCTGATAGGTTTGATACTAAATGGCTTCGTACTCGTGCAATGTTTCATGACATCGATATGATTCCAGACTTTAAAAGTATTGATACATTAAAACAAGCAAGGCAGTTATTAAATTTACCATCCAATCGTTTGGATTCAATCGGTAAATACTTTGACTTAGGGCAAAAGTTAGAGAACGAACCTAATCTATGGCATAAAGTATGGCGTGAAAATAATCAAGCTGCTTTAATGCGAATGGTTAAATATTGCAAACAAGATGTTAATTTATTAGAGCAATGGTTTAATAAGTTGAATAAATATATGAAGCCTAAAACACACGCTACTGGTATTAAATGTGATTGTCCTGAATGTGGATCAGATAATGTTACTTTGAGAGGTTTTATGTATAACTCAGGTGGCGGTAAAAAACAAAGAATACAATGTAATGATTGTAAAAAATGGTATACTTATTCAGCTAACAAATATAAATTAAAATAATATGGCACTATTTAAATTTAGAATAATCGACAAACACGAAACTCAAGAGTTTGGAGAATACGGTGAAATAATCGGTAAGCCATTCGGTGAGTGGGCATTTTTTAACTTTGCCTTAGAAACTGCTGAGGTTGTAATTGTAGCGTTTAGGAGCTATGTATTATTTGATGCAGAAGGCAATCCAAAAGAATGTACAAAGGTATATTTATCCGATGGCTCAATATTATTTGCCGTTAATAAATTTGATACTTTTGAAAAGAATTACTTAGAGAATTATATTCCTTTATTTGCTGAGTAAAGCCTTTAAATATTCTTTAACTTTATCCCAAAATATAACCTGCTCTAATGTTTCAAAATTAATTGAAGTTTGACCATGTATTAAATTGTGGCGATATAAAGTATTTCTATATTCTTTACATTGCCAGATAGCTATTTCAATTGCTACTTTGTCAATTGTGCAAGTTCTACAAAGCATTCTGTTTATTTCAGTAACCATTGTAACTGCTTTTACTTCGTGTTTTTCCATTACTTTAAATTTTTATGTATTTTTAAAAGCATTAAATATCCAATCAAATCTGTTAGGTTGTCTTCATTAAACCCTGTTAATCCTACTTTTTGAATACGCGAAATTTTATCGTTACATCGTGCAATGATACCAATTTCAACTTGCTTATTTTTATCAATGCCATCAATGTTAATAGTCCAATCGGAGTTAAATATTGAGCCGTTGTAAGATATATTTTTAGCAATGGCAAGTTCGCACATAGTTTGATATTCTGCCTTAATTAAATTGTTTATTGTTTCTAATTCCATTTTACAAAATTAACAAAATAATTTGAATAAAAAATTTTTATATTAAAATAATGATTATATTTGTAAAAAATACTACTATGGAAAAAACAGCAGTTGAATGGTTAGTTGAACAACTTGATAATAATTTAGATATAAAGCATAGTTGGAGAACACGTCAATATATTAACCAAGCCAAAGAAATGGAAAAGCAACAGATTATTGATGCTTATGAAACGGCTATGGAAACAGATATTTATAACGAACCATTGAAAGTTGGAAAGCAATATTATAATGAAACATTTAAACAAGACTAATATGGAAAGCAAAGAAGAAATACTAAAAAGAAATGTAGAGCCTTACTTATCTTGTTGTGTAGAAATGACTGCAATGCAAAAGCACTTAGAGTGGCTTAAAGGAAGAATGTTAAAATTTGAAGAAAATTATTATAAAGAAACATTTAATAAATAATGGCAAAACTAAAAAAAGACGGCAAACCTAAATTATCTGGTGGCAAACGTAAAGGAGCTGGCGCACCTAAGAAAGCGATTAAAAAGAAATCAGTAACTGTATGTGTTTACGATGTTGAACAATTAAAAAAAATTGCTAAGGGATTATGACACCAAAAGAACAATATTACAAATATGGCGAATCATTAGGTATTAGTATCAATGATTTGCAAAGGCTTAAAATGTTAGCTGATAATTGCCAAAAAGATATGGCTGATAATTCAAAAGTAACAAGATTTGAAGTTATTGATGAAAATGGTAGAGTATATACAAAATACAATTGTACAATAAAACTATCTTATCAAGATGATAGCAGAACTTTAAAAGTATTTATTACAAACAAACAAGACTAATATGAAAAAGAAACACTTATGGTTTTTATTACCAACAGCATTTGCAATGATATTTATAGAATTAGCAATAAATCGATTTCCAGCATCTTTATGTTTATTAGGAATGGCAGGTATGACTTACACTTTTGTTATTGCACTAAACAAACAACACTAATATGAAATACGAAAAGCCACTTTTAATTATAGCATTTATTGGATTAGTATTTATGCTACTCCACACTTGCACACATTCCGATTATACAGACTATAAACCAATTAATGATAGCACGTTAATTAAAGCTAATTTAAGCAACGCTAAATTAACGAATGATATAAGTGAACTCACTAAACAAACAGATAGCTTAAAATCAATTAAACAAGGTTTAAAGATAGTTTATAAAGAGAATGTTAAAAGAATTTATTTGATAGGCCCAGACACCTGTAAAACTTACATCGATACAATTATCAAATGGCATCTTGAAATTGATACGATTAACGAATTGACTATTAAAACACAGGATAGTGTTATAAAAGATTATTCTCGAATGATTATAAATTATAAGGACATAGTAATGGTTAAAGATATCCAGCATTATAACGATTCATTAGCCTTAAGAAAGCAGAAACGAAACAAAATAAAGGTAGGCGTTGGAGCTTTTTTAGGTGGGTTGTTAATTGGAATAATTAAATAAAAATAAATATTATGAGATTTGTAAAAATAAAAAGTACAATATATTCTAAATATGGTTTTCATTATGAACGTAGTTTAAAAACATTAGTTTTTATGTGGGGAAAACATCGTTTTTATATATTATTTTAAAATTTATTGCTTTGATAATCAAACAGTTATAAATTATTTTGAAAATATATTTTTTTATTCAAAATAAATAATATATCTTTACACTCAGAAAGCAATAACGCTTTTATAACTTAAAAAAAATACTACCATGACAACTCAAACATTTTTAACTAATTTAGAAGCTACTCAAAACGAATTATTTTCTAACCAACAACAAATGTTAAATTCATTCAACAATTTTTTAAATGATAATACAGAATTTAAAAATGAGTTTTTTAAAATGAATAAAGACGAACAAAAAAATCTTTATAAATATATTTTACATTCAGTAATTGGAAAAATATCAATAGAAAAAACATTTAACTAAAAACAAAAGGGATGCGACTTTAACGCATAATAAATATAAACCTAAAAACAAATACTACCATGAAAGAGGAAATCTTAAACAACGGCATCGAAGCCACAGAATCAAAACAAATCAACAAAGCAGCATTATATTTCGGTCTGCTTGTAGTTGTATCAATTACTGCTATCATTTCAATTGGAATGAATGTAAGAAACTCGATTATCAATTCAAATTTACAGTATCAAATTCAACAACGTGATTCAATCATTTACACTTGCAAAGGCGAAATTGACGAACTAACTTTAAACGTTTACGAATTAAGCAAATAATAGCCATGCCAGTTAAAAGAATAGTAATATCAGACAGTACAATCGGATCAGTAGTTGAAAACGATAATCAGCAAAAGGCACAATACCTAACTGCCATTAATAGCTTAATCAATTCACAGGAATTTCAATTATACACTCCAAGTCAAAAGGCTGCAGTAATTGGAGAACAAATAAACATTTATAAAGACATAAAACATGCAATTAAATAAACTAACAGAAACAGAATTAGACTTAATTATTCAAGGAATAGTTTTGCAATTTGACTACATCGAACCAATAGACGATGATTATAATTTAAAGGTAAGAGCCTACATATTAGATAATAATATGATAAATGTAACTGCTTCATGGTGCATTGGTAATCACGAATATGATGAAAAATATGTTTTTACAAGTGTCGAGTTCAAAGTTAATAAAGACGCTAATTTAAGAAAGCTAACAAAGGAATTAAACGATGTGTTAAACGTTGTTATTGCTAAGGCATACAATAGCGAGATGCAGGATTTTGATTTTAAAGATGAATACTAACCCCTAAAAATAAATAAAACATGAGTGCAATTGTAAGTGCGTCAATAGACTTGACAAAAATCGATGAGAGTAAAGTAATTGAAAAAAACGGTAAACGTTGGTTAAACTTAACCATTTCAATAAATGACACAACTGATACATACGGTAATAACGCCAGCGTGTCAATTAATCAAAGTCAGGAAGAGCGAACTGCGAAAGCTCCAAAAGTATACTTAGGTAATGCTAAAGTTATTTGGAGTGATGGCACAATAAAATTAGCTGAAAAGAAAGTTGCATTTTAAAAATTAATTATTATCTTTGTAAAATAAATACTACCACCAAATGAAAACATTAATCATTAACCCTCAATTTGAAACGCCTGTGGTAGGGCTATCGAGTTGGGGGTTTCTTATTTAAAAATACTATGAAAAATTTATTAAAAGCATTAGCAGAATTTCAGCAAGCAGTTCCTGTAATTCACAAAGGTACGCAAGGTTATGGCTACTCATACGCAAACTTAGCTACTATCTTTGAAATTATTAATCCAATTTTAAAAGCCAATAAGTTAGGTTTTACGCAATTAGTTGGGGACAATAATATTAAAACAATTATATTTCACTATGAAAGTGGTGAGCAGTTAGAAACGATCACAACCATTCCACAAGGAACTAATTTAAAAGGAATGAATGATTTTCAAACATTAGGTAGTGCTATTACTTACATTCGCCGTTATGCTTTGTCAAGTGCCTTAGGATTGATTACTGATAAAGATACGGATGCAAGCGGTGAGCAAGTTAAACCAACTCCAAAAGTTGAAACACCAACAATCGACATTGAAGGAGCGAAAGCTAAACTAATCGTTGTTAAGACACTTGCTGAATTAAAACAAGTATATGGATCACTACCTAAATTAGAAATGGCTAATCCAGAAGTAATAGCGTTAAAAGATAAACTTAAAGCAACTTTGAAATAATGAACATATTTTTTGCATATTAAATAAATTATTATTATATTTGTATCGCTACTCAGTTATGAAAAAATTTAAAACTTCCCGAAATAACATTGCCATAGTATCTATTGATACACTGGGTAGCCTTTGTTAGATTAGGGATTTTTTTATTATGGAAATATGGAAAGACATTAAAGGTTATGAAGGACTTTACCAAATCAGTAATTTAGGTAATGTTAAAAGTTTATTTAGGTATAAAAAAACATTAAAACCATTTTTTAGAAAACAATATTTTTCAGTTAATTTATCTAAAAATAATAATTTTAAAACATTTACTGTTCATAGATTAGTTGCTGAAAACTTTATAATTAATCCAGAAAATAAATTACAAGTTAATCATATTGACGGAAATAAACTAAATAATAATATTGATAATTTAGAATGGAATACTGCAAAAGAAAATACAAATCATGCTTTATTATTAGGATTAAAAAAAGTAGGTTGTGAATCTTCAAGATCTAAATTAAATAAAGAACAAATATTAGAAATAAGAAAAATATATAATCCACATATTATTAGTTTAAATATTTTAGCTGAAAAATTTAATGTAAGTAAAAAAACAATATTATCAATAATTCAAAAAAAAACATATAAAAATGAAATCAATATTTAAAATTCAACAAGAGTATCAGGAAATAGTTAATCAATTAATTGACAATCAAGGCGAAATTACAAGCGAACTTGAGTTGGCATTGCAAATTACAAAAGATAACTTTCACTCAAAGTCAGAGAATTATGCATTCATCACACGTCAATTTGATGCTGAAATGGATATAATAGATGCTGAAATAAAGCGTTTGCAACAAGCTAAGAAAACACGTGAGAAAGCTATTGAACGTTTAAAAGCTAACATTGAAATGGCTATGATAACTTTTGAAGTGGATAAAATTGAAACGCCATTAATAAAAATATCATTTCGTAAAAGTGAATCAGTTGAAGTCGAGGATATTAATACTTTGCCAGCGTTGTATAAGGTTGTTAAAATTAGCGAAAGTGCCGATAAATTAAAGATTAAGGATGCTATTAAATCTGGTGAAAAAATTGAAGGATGCTACTTAAAAACTAATCGTAATCTACAAATTAAGTAGTTTTACCATTCTTAAATTCAATTACATTCTGCACTGTTACAATACCTAAGCAAAGCAAACTAAAACTAAGCCATACCATTAGAGCGTCTAACTGATTCTCTAATGGTATTTTAAAGATTGTTAAATAAATAGCAGTTAAAACTCCAACGAATGCTGAAAGTTTACGACCCGAAAACTCGCCTTTGTTTTTTAAACTATCAATTAAATTTTTTATCATAGCGTTTTTAAAGTTTCAATTAGATTGAATTGTGGACTGCAATCATTTTTATCTGAACGGTAAGATACGTGAGTATAAATACCATTAACACCCTTTAAAGCATTTGCCGATATATCCCACATATCGCTATTGTAACGCTTGTTAATTGCAAACTTAGCACATAACTCATTCAATAATTTTTTAAGGCTTAGAAGTTGTAAATCGTTGTATTTATGATAGTACTCAAAACCTCTGAATTTTTTTAATTGCACAACTTCGCTTTCAGGAACTATGCCATTATAATAATTATAATATTTTTCGCCTTTCTTAACTAACTGTCCCCAATTGCATAGCTCAATTCCAATGCTACCTTTGTTAAGGCTTAAATTATTACCACTCTTTAAACCTAAATGGTAAGCCCAATACTCTGGCTCAAATGCTTTTTTAATTACACCAGTACCGTCAATTAAGTAAGCAGTTCCAATACGTTCAACGTTAAAGTTCCATCCATGTATTACGTTATCGGCATTACTACCTCCAGCAGTATGGTGAATAACAATTTGATTCTTAAATTGTTTCTCTTTAAAGTATTGATCGTTATTTAGCATCTTCTAAATGTTCTACTCTTTTTTCTAAAGCATCATGTTTAACTGCAATTGAACGAATTTCAATCTTAATTTCATTTACTGACTTTGCAATTGACATCAAAGCGTTAACACCTAAAGCTCCAACAAAGCCAAGTATTCCTAAAAGAATTGTAATAATTTGAGTCCCCTCCATTTTAACTTGTTTTTACTAATGAAATTGATGTTTGAATTTTGTCGCCCTGAAATTGTCCGTTAACTACTAATTGACGAGAATGTTTTTTTAACACTTCGTTAATTTCGTTTGAACAAAGTTCGTCAACTCTTTTAATTTCAGCTTCAATCAATTGTTGAGCTTTTTCTATTTCTGTTAAATTTTCCATGTTACAAATATAATAATTAGTTTTGAAAATCGGCATCAACTTCTAATAAAACTGCGTCGGCAAATGTACCGTCTTGTTTTTCAAAAGTTAGTTTGTTATCAGTGATAACGGGATTAATAATTATTTCACTTCTCTCTGCTAAGAAAGTATTTAAGTCGTCTGTTAATTGTGAACATCCAATTTGCTCAGGGCAATTAGTTGTGTTAAAATAGATTAGTGTTTTCATGTTATTAAGCTGCTAAAAGTTTATAAGTTGTTCCGTTAATTACTATTGTTACTGTTTTTGTTTGTACTACTGTTTCAGTTGTTACCGTTTGTGTAAGGCTAATTGGTGCATTAAATAAAGCAGAAAATCTATTAGTAATAGTCGCATTAGTTCCAGCAATAGGTGCGTTAAATACATTTCCGTAAGCGTTGGTAATAGTTGAAGGAGTTGAACCTGTAAATGAATAAGTAGTTGCACCCCATACGTTTTCAGATTGAGTAGTTATGTTACCTGTATTCCATTGACGTGTGCCACCGTTGTAATTAAAACCAGCTATTGAAGTTGATGCAGTTTGATTAGTATTATTAGGCTTTGTAAATGTAAATGAAGTAAATGCTCCATAATTTAAACTATTTGTTAAAAATGTTAAATTTGCATCATTACATGTTATTGGATAAACATTATAAGCTCTTAGTTGTAACTTAGCGGGAGATTGAATATTAGTATAGTTAGAACCTGCGGTTATAACAGAATTTGCAGTTGTAAATGTTGTTTGACCAAACCAAATACCAAATCCAGCAGTAAAATCTGTACAACTTCCCATAGTCATAAATGCGGTATCTTGACCTACCGTAAATATTCTTTGAGCTGAAGGAGTTGCATAGTTACCAACACTAACTCTATCAGTTGAACCAAATCTTAATAAACCACTTACTCCGTTTATAGTTGGAGTTGTTAATGTTCGTGTTCCTAAATTAAGATTTGCCGTTGCACCTGTATAAGGTACATAACTTGTTAAAGCACTTGAGGTAATATAACCGTCGGGATTAGTAGCATTATAAGGCGTGAAACCTAAAGCCGTTGTAACCATTCCGCTTGTTATTCCTGTAATGTAACCACTTGGATTTGTACTGTTATAAGGTGTAAAGCCTAATGCAGTCGTTACCATTCCGCTTGTTATTCCGCTTATGTAATTAGATGGATTAGTAGCATTGTAAGGCGTAAATCCTAATGCAGAAACAACACTTTTATTTTTCCATAAACTTGTTGAACTTTCAAAAGTTAATATTTCATTGTTACTTGGTGAAGTTGTTATTAAATCTACGTCGTGTATTTCTCTTAACTCAAAACCATTCTGCACCTTAACAAATATTTCTCCAACAGTTGCACTTACACGTGTAACAATACCAATAAATACTAAGTGAGCGGGTGCATATGGTTTACTTGCTAATCCGTAAATTAAAGCACCGTCAACACCTAACCAAACTGGATCGCCAATGGTTGCACTATTCGTATTTATATTTGATAATAAACCCTCTGTAATTACAAAGCCTTGCCCGTTAATGGCTAAGTCTTGAGCAATTAATCCTAATGTTTTTGAGCTTGTTGCTTCTGTTGCATTTGACGCCTTGCTTACTAACATATTAGTTCCACTTGCACCACTTACATATACTGCTTGACCTTTTGTTAAAGCTACACTTGCTTTAACTGTATGCTTTAAAGTACTTGTATAATTAGCGTAGTTTTCAATCCATTCTAAGTTATAATCAGTATCATCAACTTTTGCTAATATTTGTCCAGTCGTTCCACCAACGGGAACTACTTGAGTACTTAAATAAGTAGTTGAATCTACGCTACCATTAGCTTTTAAGAATTGTGATGCCGTCCCGCCACTTTTTACAAATCCATTAGCAGTTATTGAATTAGTAGTTGTACTTCCTAAGTCGGTTACATTTTGTAACGTTTGCGTTTCTGAACTAACACCTAAAAATGATAAAGCACTTAATGTTGATGTACCATTACCTATCTTATAAGTCCCTGTTTGTTCTAAGTAAACAATCTGTCCTTCCTTTAATACCAATGTAGGATTAGCCGTAAACCACGCTAAATTCTTATATCCTAATTCTAAACTACCGTTAACTACTGCCATTATATTATATCGTCTGTTATTGTTGTTACGTTGCTTGTTATTGTATCTTTTATTCCACTTAATACAGTTACTATGTATTCCCCGCTTGTATTAAATGTTTGTATTACATTACCGTCTTGGTCTTTAATTTCAACTACAAATGAACCGCATGAAGTTGTTGAACCTCCGATATAAATGTAATTGTCATCAAAAATATTACCGTTGTTAATTGGTAAATTACATGAGTAGTTACCAATATGAGACTTAATTGATAATTCAAAAAACCAACCCGTAACCATATCATCTCTGTCTTCTGTATAATCAGTCAACGTAGAATCTTTGGTTACTCTAAAATTAGGTACTTCGCCTAAGTCTTCAATCTGTTCTAAATAGTTAATTAAATCAAAAGCTATTAATTCACAATCTGATAAAACATGTGTTTCATTACTCTCATCTAAATTAACTTTATCCGAAATATCAATCACAAATTTACGCTCAATAACACCGTTAGTATTAATTGTATTTGTTAGAGAACACCATAAAAGTGGATATTGAATTTCGCTTGATGCACCAACTTCCCACTTATCGCCAAAATAGAAACTATTTAGGCTTTTGTGTTTCAAAGAAAAGTTCTTTAAAATCTCGATTGTTTGGTTTAATGTTAGCATATTCTTTTTTAATTTCTTTTAACTTTTCAATTATTTTATTCTCGTTTTTTTTACTCATAGTTATAAATATCCAAAGTCTATTAATTGATCGTTATCACTGATTTGCGATTTGCGAATTATGAAGTCATCGTTTAAAAATATTCCTGTACTTAAGTTAGTTCTACTTCTATACATACCCTCTGAATTATAAGTATTGTATAAAGGAAATAAACTTTCATTTTTAATTAAGTATTTAGTTAATAATTCAGCATACTCTTCAGCAACCGCACGCCAATCGTCTTTAAGTGTTTTCATTTCACTTTCTGAAATTGGTTGTGAATTTTCGCTACTTTTAACAACCACACCTTTATTAGAATAACGATACTTTAAAATAGTAGTGGCTTCCATTACAATATACCAATGTAACATCTTTTGAATGTACTTAGTTATTAAATTAGTTTCATTACTATTTAAAGTGCCAGCATTAATTTTAGATTGCAAGTCGTCAAACAATGGAGTACCTAATACTTGTTGAAGTTTCAAATCCTGTAACATGATAATAGATGGTTGCAAAAGCTCCCAATCAGTATTATCATTAATTAATGATTTGTCTTTAAGGTATTGTTGTGATATAAATAAAGCGTCCATTATTTTTTAGTTTTTACTTTTCTTGTTTGTGCTTTCCATATGTGTCGACACCATGGAGTAGTTTCTTTTGTGTTTGGATTAGTATAATAACCACCTCTAAAATCCCAAGCGTTCATGTCAAATTCATTACTCATGCTATCAATGTCTTCAAATTCCCAAAATTTAGTTTCGCTTTCAGATAATAATTCTTTGCAATATTCTCTTGACTTGCCTAATAAAGCGGGTGCATCTGGCTTAGTTTTGTATTTATAAACTGTTTGAATTTCTGTAAAGTATTCGTCAATCGGATTAGTTACCTTTTCAATTCCCTTTGTGGTAGCTTCATAACCCATTGCATTCGTTTCAATTAATCCCTTTTCAGCTAATCGTTTTAAACTTTCAGTTGTATCAACTTTTAGTAAAGTATTTAATTGCTCAACTGTTAGCGTTGGATTGCCTTGTATTGCATTTAAAACGGCGTCGTCTAATTCTGTTATACTAATACTTAAAGCATCGGCAAAATACATTTTATGAGCTTTTAACTCTAATTTTAAAGCATCCTGTGAATTACGAATTGGTGCATCATGTTCAAATAATATCTCAAATTCAATAGGGTCTGCTTTTGCTAAACTTTTAAACTTAGCTAAAATAGTATTAGTTTGTTCAGCCATTTTAACTTGACTTTCAACAACCGCATCATTCTCATTTAAGAATGTTAAAGCGTCTGCTTCTGTTAAACCAAAAGCACTTACCATTAAAGCTAAGGCACTTTCTTTGCTAATTTTACCAGCATCAAACTTAGATACTATTCTCATTAAGCCTTGAAACTGTCTGCCTGTTAAATTAGTTAAAGTTGAATTAACTGCACCCTCTTTTATTTCAATTCCGTTAGCATCTAATTTAGTAGCTACTAATGGCTCATATCCTTTTAACTTTCTACGCTCATCCTGAGTTAAGTCAGCATCATTAGTTA